TAAACTATTTTATATAATAGATTTTGGTAGAGCAACATTTGATTTTAATGATATATCCATATATAGTGATGATTATATGGTAAATGGTGATGCACATGGGCAATACAATTATGGTGAATTATATACTGACACAATACCTGAAGTAAAACCAAATATGTCATTTGATTTATGTCGTTTATCAACAAGTATATTATATGATTTATTTATAGAAACACCTGTATCTAGAAATAAAAAGTTATTATATAAAGATGGAGATTGGGAAAAGGATATAACAATCTCTGATACTTATAATTTATTATGGAAATGGGTGATAGATAGTTCGGGTAAGAATTTATTAATAAACAAAGAAGGAGAAGAATTGTATACAGGATTTGATTTATATATTAAGATAGCTGCGTTAGCATCAAATGCTGTCCCTAAAAAACAACTTAATATTGCTCCTTTTAGTAATTTTATTAATAAAAGTAAGAAACATAATAAGAATATTATATATCAATCGTTATTTATTTAGGGGGAATGCCAATTTGTAAATCAAAATCGCCTTTACGTAAAAAAGAGGTAGGAACCTGTATTTTTAAATCAGGGAATAATGCAGGAATGGTGTATATTAATATACCAAACATACCTATACCTACAAAGCTGTCACGTAGAGCAGATTCAATATAGTATTTATCATCATTCATGATAGATGCAATTTTACCTAAAATAATAAATATGACTGCGCCTATAATTAAATATACAAGAGTTGAAGTGTTTAACATTGTAGCTCTTGGATAAAATAAAGTCGTATTTTAGACCGCAACGCATACGCGCCTAATTTAAAATTCATCAAAATCACCATCACCTAATTCTTCATTAACCGGAGATGTTGCTTCTAAATCCTCAAAGCCATCCAATTCAGTAGGTGGCTCATCTAATATCTCCAATTCATGCTCATCAACTTCATAATCATCGGTATATTCATCTTCATTAAATATTGATTCATGGTCAGTAAATTGAACTTTAGAAGAAGGTTGTTCTTCATGTACATTTACAATAAATTGCTGTGTTTGAGCATCAGATGGTTCATATGTTATACTATTTCTATCATCATCATGTGTAGGAACAATAGGTATTAACATATTATCAATACTAAGTGTATTTGTTGGCATTGTATGTTGAGTTTCAACGGGTTCTTTTATGGGTTCTTGTGTATCTATATGGGTAATTTCATCTTTTATGTGTTCAGTTGTATCAAAATCACCATCATTATCATTATCTTGAATATCTTCATCATTTTGAATAATACAATTTTTAAGAATAGTTTTTACGGGAACCATTAAACGAATAGCTTGTTGAATACCTTCTTGAATCAATACCTCTATTTGTCTGTAATTTTGCTGTTTTTCAATATTTGTAATATCATCTCTGAATAAATATGTTGATTTCCAATATAATTTACTTACCTCAATTATAATTTTAAATAGAATATGTTCAACATCAGGTATACGTATTTGTACATTTTTATGTTTTGAATTAATGCTTATAGATGAAAGAATCTTTGTATGAGCAATAAAAACAGCGGTAATAAGGTCTTCTAGATATTCACATTGAATCCAACTTTGTATTAATTGTATTTCAACTAAGTATTTTTCTTTATTCCAATCAGGAATTTCATTTAGGAGTAATTGAAAATTATATAATATTTTCTTTTGTTCACCTTTAGACAGTTCTTTTGCCTTTTCAAGAAGATTAATTGAAAATTTTAATATAGCCGGGACGACAAACTGACAGAGCTGCTTTGTATATTCAGTTTTTGCTTCCGAATAAACTAATAAACTAGGATCTGCTGTAGTTTGCATATTCTTTTATTCAGTTAGTTAAGAAGATTATGAAGCAGCACGCGCATATGCTAAAATAGCCCAAGGATTGCCCAATTGTGATATTGATATATTAATATCATTTTGAACTTGAATTGAATATTTATCATATTCCCTCCATAAAATTAACCATGGATCTTCTGCATTCTTAATATGCTCGTTTAACTCCTTCCTATCAGTTGAATGCGTCTCTATTGTTTTTACAATACTAGTCCACGTATGAGTATAATATATAGCTAAATTTGCAGCTATTTGTTGTTTCCTAATAGATGATTTATTGTTAGTTAATTCTAATATATGCAATATTTCACCTTTAACAGAATCGGATAATTTATTAATAATTGGATGAATTGTATTATTTTTATGAATTCTATGAATATCGCAACGAGATAGAATTGGTTCTTGAATTGATGATAAAGTTCTTCCTTCTAAACAGAAACGAACATTAGGGGCATATGTTTCCAAAATGCGTCTTAAAAACGATTGTGCTTCTGGGGTTAAATCATCTGTTCCTTCTAACCACAAAAGAGTTGGTTCGGCACGAAGAGCCCATTCGTGAATTCTTGCTCGCTGCTCTCTTAATGTTCTATCTTTTCTACAAGGGCAGCGTAGAAGAACTCTCTTCTCTTTTATAGCTAATTGTTGGATATATGTACTTTTACCACATCCTTCCGCGCCAATTATAAAAAGGGGTCTAATTCTTTCTTCTGACATACTTCTTGCATTTTAATTGTAAAAATGTTTTAAGTTTATAACGCACCATCACACCACCAATGCCCCCTTTTAAGAGATTTTTTGTTCATAAAAAGAAAAATATTATTATATTCTATACAATTAAATATAATAATATTATTTTATAAATTATCCAACAACTTATCTTCTATTTCCCGCTCCTAACATTCTTTTAAGATATTCAGTATCACGTTCTGCATTTTGTTTTATACTTTGATTTAATGGATTTGATTCAACAGCTGAAACCATATCAGGAGTATTACGTTGAGTACTTATATCAAGCTCTAATGGTACACGATATTTGACAGCTCCTAAATCACCTGCACCAGGAATCATAGGATTTACACGATTGACAGCATTTGAACGGTCATTAATTGAGTCTGCCTCCAATTTCTTGCTTGTCTGATTTACATCGCCGGTAAAAACTGCAATTCCACCATTACCTGCAAATGGTTTACGACTTTTAGCGAGTTGTTGCTTATTGGGATTTAGGCGCATATTATGAGCAGCATCATGGCTAGTAAAATCTTGATGAGATGAAACTGGAACACCATAATAATCACGATTAGAGAGTTGGGCTTTTTGTGTTGGTCTGGCAATATCATCAGGATCATATGTTTTTAAACGTGTGGGTGCTGATGCAGGAGATGCCATACCTAAATAATTCCAATCAACTGTTGTTTCCTTAACTGTAGTACGAGCAACATCAGTAGGATCCCATACAGTTACTGCAGGAGCACCACCAGCATATGCTGTTGCATTACCAGCTTGACGTAAGTTGCCAATAGTTTCAGCGCGTCTAGTAGGCCTAGTGTCATCATTATAATGTACAGTTAGGGCTCCTGCTTCAGCTGGTTTTAAGTTAAGACCCATAACTCGTTCGGAGGTAGCTGAACGTTCATTTGGTCTATTTTCAAATCCAGCACGACCATAATCTGCTTCAGCTGAATCGGGATTTTCTGTATAATATGATGTCATATCAGCATTACGATATCCAGCACTACTAAATTGCTGTGTCATAGGGTCACGGTATGAACCAGTTACGTATTGTTCTTGATAGTCTTGTGCTTTTCCAGAACCTGTATATTCACGAGATGTTTCAGGCCTGGTTGTATGATTAAGTAGTTGTGTAGGGCGAACAGCATCTTTTACAACTTCACCATTGGTAACAAACAGGCGTTCGCCGGTTTCATCAATGTAGAAACGGTCAGGTTTATATTTACGTATTTCACCAGGACCTTCTGATGCATTTGTAATAAAATGCTGTCCAGGCAGAACAACACCCTTATATGTTAATTTAGGATCAGTTGCAACACGTAATTCATCTGTGGTTTTCATGGCACCACGCATAATATCATTTACCTCCAGCTGTTGGAATCCACCTTTACCAGTCATACCAAACTTTTCACCAACACCTGTTCCAACTTTAATAGGTTCAAATGGACGTTCACCATTACGTGAACGGGGATCATTTATACGAGATTGAACAAAATCAGATAAAACATTATCATCACCTGCGCCAGAATATTTCAAGTAGGGTTGATTTGCATTGTCAAACATTTGTTCAACTTCTCTTTTTGCAATCTGTGTTGAACCTGCGCCTGTAAATGTATCTAAACGTGACTGATTCATATCAGGTGTCATATTTTGCTTAACACGTCCTCCATAAAAAGGTACCATGTTATTATGACGAAACTCTGTGGTAGGTATTTGTTGTCCTGTTAGTTGTGATACTACGTAATTTCCATTTAGGTAATTTGATTCTTCTTCAATACCATCACTACGCATCTCAATCATAGCTTGTTGTGATTCTAAAGGCACTTGTTTAGGAAAAGAAGAAACGGTTGGCATTTTATTTCCAAAATCAAGAGGTGTGCCATAAGGACCAGGTTTAGGTTCACTTGGTATTAATGTACCACCAACTGTATAGTATTTTAAATCAAGGTTCTGGGGAGTACCTGATTGCGATGTTTGTAATGTACGAGGAGCATTTTGTTGATTTGATGAAGAATTTGTAAAAGCCTCATTCTGATTTTTAAAACCAGATACAGGTTGAGAACTTTTAGTATTTAATGCAGGCCTCGCGACAGGTTTTTGTGAAAACCGAGATACTGCATATCCCATTCCAACTAATCCTGCTAATGCTGCTACTTCCATATTATCTATTTGTTTGATTCTTAATCTTATCGTTAAAACTTCATTCAGGTGTTAAAGATAAAATTAGTAGTGACTACGATTAATGTGTTTTACATTTTTCTTTGTCAATTAACCGACTCGGTATAAAGAAATCAAAGGGTGTTTCAAACGTTTCTTGGGGATTTCTTAACAAATAATCAAAGCGATTCCAGCCGGTAGCACGTAAAGTACAAGGAGGATTTGTTAAACGATTGAAAGCCATATGGAAATTTTCATCCGGGGCGTGAGACAGAGAATTTTGACTCATAGGATTATTGCGAGGGTCAAATTGTGTAAGAGGATCACATGCTTCACTTCTTATTTTTGTAGCAAAACGATTAATACCACGTAAATCAGATTCAACATCTGTTCTCCATTGCCCAGATACCCAAGAATCACCTGATTTCTGAATCCTAATTGTAGAATTAACTGGGTATGTTGTTTGACAATTAGCGACCGGAGGATTTAAATGATACCTCATAGCATATGATGTAATTCTCATATCATCTTCTTGGTGAAAATCGTCCCATTTTGGTCTAGTGAGTGCTTGTTGTTTTATTTTGCATGCAGACATCCTTACTATACTTTCAGGGATTATTCAATTAGGATTAATTAATACTTTTCTACACCACCACATGTCTCTTTAACAAAAGGCTGTGGTGCAACTACTGCAGAATATGCCCACATCTGATGCGATGGAAGATGTATAGGTTGTGTATTAATCTGAACAGTATTTTTCCAGTTATGACGAACTATATTCTCTTGATCTGTTAATGGTGCTTGATATTGACGCCATGGGGCATGAGTGTTAATACGTGTAATACCACGCATATCAGATTCTAAATCAGTTAGATTACCTTTTATCATTGACACATTATTACCAGCAATTGTACCTAATTCATGTCGGGATGCATGAGGACTTACATAATTTTGTAAAAGTCTGTCATAGGATTGAGGATTCTCTTGACGTTCCCAAGGAGCACCTCCTAATGGTTTTGCAAAAGCTTCTTCTAAACTCATCTTAACTTAACTATATAAATTAAGATAATTTTAGTTTTATACAATATAATCGGTATACATTTAGCAATTCATATCGCGAATATATTCCCTACTAGGTAATCCACCACGAACCCATCCAGCAGCAGCCATTTCAGGTATTAAATTTTTAGGATTTTGTATATTTTGTTTCATTAAGGGTATCATAGGTGTAAATACACCATCAAATGCCTGTTCAGTAACAGTACCGCATTCTTTACCAACACGTACTTGTTCAGAATGTAATAACATACTTTCTACATCAGAATTACCACGTCCATTGGCCATAAAAGGTACACTTAGGAATGGGCGAGCTTGAGCTCTTACGTTGCACCTATTGCTCTTAAATTCAGGTTGATTACGAAGTATTGAATCAACATCAACTGCTGCATTATTAAGACCAAATCCTTCACGAGGATATACTAATTGATTATTAAATGCTAATGAATTGACGCCGGATGCTTTAGGATTTAAATTAGTAGTCATATAACGTCCGGGACCAACAGATTGAGCATAAAATGACTCAATTCCACACATATCATCTCTTGCATGTGTTAAACGATTTATCTGCATCTTCTATTACTATGGATTGAGAGGAAAAGATTACTTTAAAAGATAATTATAGAATGCCACAGCCGAAAAAACATAAACATAATACACTTCGTGACAGATTCTGTCGGTGCATAAAAGCTGTTAGAACAACAATTAAGCCTAGAAATATAACAAGAAAAGCTGCAGCTGCGACTGCGACAGCGACAGCGACAGCCAAAGAATCGGCAGCAATTGCTGTCTGTGTTCGGTCCGTTCTTGGAGCCCGGGGAAAAACGCTGCGTAAATTCAGCTGTCGCAAAAAGCAGCTTCTGACAAAAAAAGCTGTTGTTTGATACAATAATTTTTTAACTTTAATTCTGATTTAACCATGTAACAGAACCACCATCTGTACCTGCTAAACATGCTGTACGACTACCCTCTTTACATGTCTTTCCAGGTATTTTATATAACCAATTCTGGTATGACTCGCGATCATTTGGTATAGATGTACTAGGCATTGTTATAAATTGACGCTGGCTTTGGGTTTTTCCAAATACATCTGTTGGGTCAGAATACCACTGGGTTCTAAAATAGTCATCTAGACCCTGTTTTATCATAGGATTACTATTAGATAATGCAGCCGGTTTATTAGGGTTATTTTTATAATCTGTTACAAGAAGATTCATAAAAGGATTACTAGCAGTAGGTTCAGTCCAAGGTTTATCATCAGTTTCACCTATTTTCATTTCCTTTGCAATAATTGAATTTTTATTTATTGCTGAACCAGAGGCTATAGCGGTCATTCCTTTTATATCTAAATATGTCATTGTATCATCTATAAGACCAGCTTTAGAGGCATCAATAACATCTTCAAAATTTTCAGATACATTCCCTAACTGTGACATACGTACAAATATAGGTATTAATAGGATAGATGCAGCTAACGCGGGTATTAATAGAATAGCAGATGCACTTTTTAAAAAAGAAAAAAGGGTAATTTCTGTTATGAGAAAGAGTATAATAATACGCATAATTGAGTTTATTTTATTACTTTTACATTTAGTTGATGGATAAAATGAACCATAATTGTATAAAACAGAAGGTTTTGACCAAAACATATCTTCGCACACTTCCATGATAAATCTAATGGGCTATGAGAGTTTACTTTTTACCAGATTTACCATTTCCTTTCTTTTGTGTTGTTTCTGGTTGAGGCTGTACCCCATTAGCAGCAGCCTTCCTTGCATCTAACTTCTTCTTAAGTCTATCACGTACAATTGAAAGGCGTGCAGAACCTTCTCGTCCAGCCTTACGAGCAAAATCCATATCTTCAAAGCCAAACATATCTTTAAAATTTCCCATTATGTCAACAAAAGCCGGATTCTCTGAAAACTCTTCCATTAGTTCTTTAGCCTCACGAGCAATCTCATCTGGCCTTATTGCACCACTCATAACTTTCGCCTTTAACCTATTAGCAATCTTATGTACTGATTTCTGAATGACATCGGGCTTTGTAGTATAAATACGCATCATAATTTCAAAAGCTCTGCCAGGGTCTTTTTCAAGAGCTTCAACTTCTTCAGGAGTGAACCCAAAATCTTCAGGTTTAAAATCTTTTACAAGTTCTTCTGCAAGTTTTGCAATATGTCCTTTTAGGAACTTTTCGGGTAATTTAGGGATTCCAGCATTACCACTTCCATCTTTCATTCCAAACATTGATCCAAACTTACCAGCTAATGCTCCAAAATCAAGACTTGATAATTTTTCCTTCCATGTCTCTAAAAATTTAGACATATGCTCCTTGCTCCACATATTATCCTCATCACCCCCTTCAATCATACAACAAAATGACAAGAGTGATACATAATCTTGAATAGCGGATTTACTATTAGAGGATATACTGTTCCATAATTCATCTGTAAGTGTTACTCCAGGTAAAATTGTCCCAGGGCATAGCTTTGTATCCCTATTAGGCTTACCTGCTGCTGGTACAATATCTTTCTTAAATAATGAAAGTTTATCATCCGTTGATAATTCTAAAGAAGCTTTAACAACAGTAGATAATTCTGGGAAAACTTCAAGAATATTTTTAGCAAACTCTTCGTATTTCTCAAAAAATACAGTATTTAATTTCTTATCCGTTTTAGTGTCTGATGTAGATGTATTACTGGACATTTTGTTTCTTTACTTTTGCCGAGAAGTCCCTTTATGTTCTTTTAGTGCAATAAACTAAAATTATATATTATAAATAATTAATTTTAGATTTTTATTATATATTTATTAACAATTAATTCATATCAGAATTAATACCCATTCCTTTTTCACATAAAATACAAAGTATTTTTAAATATTTCCAAATAGAATCTTGGTTATTTACTGATAATGATGCCCAGTGTTTATCAAAAATTGTAATAGCTGGCATAATTTCATTAAATTGTGATTGAATCTTTTTGCGACCTTCAGATATCATTCCATTCGTATCGCGTTCAGCAATAAATCTATGAAAATCAATATAAATATGATTGTAAAACATATCAAGGATAAGTCTTGGGTTAATTTTTTTGGCAGCAGATACAGCTTCCATTGCCATACGAATTTCCCTCTCTTCAGGAAAAGTCCCCCCTAGCTCTTCAAAAAACCGAATGAGCTGAGTATTAAAAATTCCAAGAGGTGTTTGCGCCATATTTATTAATTAATATCACAAAATCTTTATATACTTAAAACGTAACTATTTTCTAACAATAGGCTGATAAGGAGATGACATTTCTCTCTGTTTCATATAACTTTCCATATCTGTATCAAATGATTTTTCCTTATTTGTCCTTTTATCAGGACCATTCGATGCATTAGGTTGACCTGTACCACTAACAGGAATACCAGGTGCTCCATCAATAAACTCAAAACTACGCGTCATCATAGACTGTTGCATACCATCATCAAGGAATGAATAATTATCCTGGCGAGATGCTCCAATTTCAAATACATTAAATGCAGAGGGACCATCTACTGGAGCAGGCCCTGATGGATGATTTTGTACTTGCCCCTGTGTTATACCAGGCATAGGCCTTCTGGGAGGGTCTTGTTTTGTAGAACTATTCATATCAGTTGACCTACGTGCAAAAAGCCACCCCATTACTTGGTCATTAATGCGTGGGTCGGATTCACCTTTTATAACAAGAGTAGGTGTCTGTTTTAAAAAATCAGGTAATCTACCATTATACTTACCAGGATCAATACAAATAAAACGGAAATCATTG